CAGACTGCTGTTACTCGGCTGACGCTGAGTGAGGCAGCCTCTGCTTTCACTAACCCTGTGGAGCTCGCGACGTTTACCGTAGCCACACTCCCTTCTGCTGCTACAGCGGCACGCATTATTTATGTCAGCGACGAGACCGGCGGGGCAATCCCAGCGTTCTCTGACGGGATCGACTGGCGACGCATGACAGACCGCGCAATTGTGGCTTAGGAGAAACCCATGCCCGAGTACGACCTCACCTCAGATCAAATGGCAGCAGTTGGCGATCTGCTCCAACGAGCCGAGTCCTGCCAGGACTCCGTTATCCGGTTCACCCGCCTGGCGAGCGATTCGGAGGCCCCGCGGGACGAGTGCTATGCGGACACCCAGACGACGCTGGATAACGTCCTTGGACTCCCCGCTGTGCCTGCCACGATCACCGAGATCCACCTCGAGAAGGTAAACGGCGTCCCCACCGGGAAACTGGCCGTCAACCAGGCGCTGTCTTAGATCATGTCGCAGGTCTTCCCACAGGGGTCCCAGTCAGCCTATACGCGCTATGTAAACGCGCTCTCTGACGCAATAAAGAACAGGGACTGGGTCTACGATCCTTCGTTCGCGCTCCAGTCCGATAGGCAGATTTACGAGAAGATCCTGCGGGACCCTGTAGCCGCACACGCGATCAGGTTTCGAAAGCACCTGGTAGCCGCAGCAGAGGTGCGCGTGGTCTCTGCCTCCGAGCGCCCAGAAGACGAGGCCGCGGCGAAGATCTGCGAGGACCTGCTGCGGAAGATCAGCGGCTTCACTGACGCGCGGATCTGTCTCGCTAATGCGATCTTCCAGGGATCCTCCTACGCCAGGATCACGGGTTCCAGGAAGAACATAATTGCTGGGACGCTCCCAGGCGGCGACGACCCAGTACCGCTGAACTGGTGGGTTCCCGAGCGCCTGCAGGACGTCGACAGGCGGCGGTTCCGCCTCGAGCGTGACCCGAAGACCAAGGCAATGCATTGGCAGCTGTGGTCAGTCGAGCGCCGAGGCTGGGAGCCCTTGACGCACCCTGAGTGGTTTATCCGCTCTGTCTATGAAGCCGTTGAATCGAGCCTGGGCTACGGGCGCGGGCTGCTCGACACGCTCTATTACTTCCAGTCGACGAAGGCCCGATCACTGCAGGATCTCACGTCAGCGGGTGAGAGATTCGGTCAAGGCCTGATCACTATCGCGATCGACAACCTGCGCGCAGCCGACGGGCGGCCTGTCGGCGGGGACCTAAACTCTACCGCCAAGATCGCGGGCGACTGGCAGCGGGAGCTGGGCAAGCAGCGGTCGAGACATGTCCTGGTCCACGACTCAAGAGACGAGCTCAAGACCTATAATGGGATCGGCGAGGGCTGGCAGCTGCTGCAATGGATCCTGGGCTATCTAGATAACGCCCAGGTAACTGCAATCCTTGGCTCTACTCTGCCGACCCTCGAGGGCGACGGCGGCTCTCGAGCGCTGGGTGAGGTCCAAGAGAACAGCACAGAGGCGCTGATTCAGGCAGACCGGGCACGATTGGCTGACGACCTGACTAGGGACCTTCTAGGCCTAATCTGGCGGCTTAACCGGGACCAGATCATGGCTCAGGTGGGCCCGGCTCAAATGCCTACCCTCAAGATCGACCAGCGCAAAAAAGAAGACCCGAAGGAGGCCGCGGATCTGATCGCGGTTCTCTTGGGCGCTGGAGTCAAGCTCCGCGCGCGTGAGGTCTATGAAAAAGTCGGATTCACTATGCCGCTACCAGGAGACGACGTGATCGAAGGCGGGGCGGCCTCGCCGCTTGCGGGTCTAGGCTTCGCCGCGCCAGAGGCCGAGCAGCCACCAGAGCAGGCACCGCCGGAACTCCCTGGGCCTAATGCTAACGGCGACTACGGCATGCCTACGCTCCCTAGTCCGTTTGAGCTCATGGCGAACCTGGGGCGGGGCGTAGCGTGAGCCTGGTTCCTAGTGATCAGGGATCTGTCCTAAGCAAGGCGACGCTTATGCCTGTGGGCCTGGTGGTCACTCTTGTTGTTGCGCTGTCTGTTGGGTGGGGCTACTTCAATGCCCAATTCTCAGCGATCATGGTGGCCCTGGAGAGGCAGGACCGGCGGCTTGAGAAGCTGGAAGACAGAGACAACCTAGCCTGGTCGACAACCGACCAGAAGCTGTGGGGGTCAGAGCTCCGGTTCCTGAACCCAGATCTGAAGCTAAAGATTCCGGAATGATAGACCTACTGGCACAAAGCGTCGCGCCTGTGGTCTCTGACGCCCTGACCCAATCGTCTGCGGGCTCGAGGCCTTTTGGGCTCTTGGTGGAAGAGTGGGTGATCCTGATAGGAGCCCTGACGACGCTCATTCCAGTTCTGGCCAAAGCGATCAGGGGCGGGAAGAAGCTACAGGCTGTTATCGAAGCTGTAGAAGAGACGCACCAGCAGCACCCGGCAGCGGGCAAACTGGTAAAGCGTCTGGCCAGAGACAAGGCAACCAAGCTAGGCGTTGAGGTCAATAAGCTATGGGACGCTGGCCTAGAGGCAGACGTCGAGAGAATTACAGACCGGCTGAAGAAGCCCAGGAAGGATTCAAGTGAGAATCCTAGCGCTTAGCATACTCGCGCTAACCATGGGTTGCGTCTCTGCGGCAGCTATCGACCAGGCCCGCAAAGAAATCGGGATACAGCGTGGGCACGCGAACGACGCCACGCTGCCTCCTGAAGCACGCACGATCGGCCTGGTGGGCGAGGAGTCATGGTCAGCGCAACTCTACAACCTCGACGGGACCAAGCTCTCAGAGGCTGTATACGAGCGCATGAAGGCACTAGGCAAGGTCCCAGAGGGATACGAGAAATGAGCCTCCTGGACAAGCTGGCAAACCTGGCAGAGGACAGATCACCAGAGGTCGTAGAGCGGATCGTAGAGCGGGCCAAGCACCTCGCCGACGAGAACCTCAACGGGCCCGAGCGGGACATTGCCAAAATGGCCCTAGATAAGATCGGCGACAAGTCTACCTCTCTCGGTCACCTAGGCGCTGGCGGGCTTGTGTCTCTGCTCGCCAGGTTCCATTTAGGCGAAGAGGACCAGGCCGAGATTGACTACCTAGCGCAGGGCGCGACGTTCTCTGAGCGGCTGGCCGCTAGCCGCGACGCTTCAGAGGAAGCAATACGCGAGCGGGTCAACCGAGAACGAGCCTGGGCAGAGGTGCGGGGCCTTCTCAAAGACCTGGGCCAAATCGCCGTTAAGGTCATTCCGCTAATTCTCATGGCAGCATGACGACGCTCTCCGCGCACGAAGAGCTCGACCGCTTGCACGCCCAATCGGCCCGCGTCCTGGCCAATGCTCTAGCGGGTATCGGCGTCGCCAAGCTGCGCGGGGACCTAGAGCGAGTCGGCGTGCTACAGGAGCGGCTAGGCAAAGACCTAGGCGCTCTCATGGCAGCTGCCGATCTGCTGGGCCGCCGCCGACTGCTGCTCGAGCTCCGCGCGCAAGGGATCACGCTGCCAAAGCCCGAAGGATCGCAGCGGGTCAGCTTCGCGGCCAAGGTCCCGTTCGTAGAGGCTGCCATAGCGATCCTCCAGCGCTATCCGGTCTTGGCTGAGGGCTGGATCGCCACTCGAGACGCATGGGAGGCCCGCGGCTTCGCGCTCGCCCGGTCTACGTCTGTCACTATCACAAAGAAGGTGCGCGAGACATTCGTCCGGTCCCTGCGTGGCGGACTCGGCGAGGAGGAGGCAGTCACCAGGATCCAAATGCAGCTGCGAGAAGGCAACGACTCGATCACGCGCGCGTATGCGGATACCGTCTTCCGCACGGTAACGAGCAGCGCATACACCGAGGGCCGGGCCGCGCAGGCTCGGCGTCCAGCAGTCCAGCGGGCGGCGTCTGGCTGGCGCTATGTCGTGACCAATGACGTAGACCTGCGCTCGAACCACAAGGCGGGAGAGGACCTGATCGCGCATGTCGACGACCCGGTATGGTCTCTGCACGCACCGCCTAACGGATACAATTGCCGCTGCGCCTTAGAGATCGTGCCCACTCCCGAAATGGTGGCGCTGGGCCTCAGCCACCCGGGCGGCGCGGTGGCACGGTTCGTACAAGCACCGCCAGGGTTCATGCCGGATCCTGGTTTCACGGGCCGCCGGGCCCTGATACCCTAGCGCGAAGGAGACAACATGGGCTGGGATCCACCACAAGGCGGCGGCGGCGGCGCCCCTACGGGCCCCGCGGGAGGCGACCTATCTGGGACCTATCCGAATCCGGCCGTAGCCGACGGCGCGGACGCTACAGCGATCCACGACGACACGGCTGGCGAGATCGTAGCTGTGGCTTTGAAGCCCACGCCTGTCGCCGCCGACTTGCTGCTGATCGAGGATTCAGCCGCGGCTAACGCTAAGAAAAGGATCACGGTCGGAAGCCTCCCGGGCGGCGGCGGCGTCGTCTGGTCTGTGGTCACAGAGACGACAGCGGCCCGGTCTGCGGTCGACGGTGAGTTCGTCTTGGTCGACGCGGCTACTTGTGTGATCACGCTTCCTGCCCCTGCAGCAGACGCAAGAGTGGCGGTCAAGGTGATCACAGGCACCGTCACCAGTATTGAGGTTCGCACCAGCGGCGCAGGCGTCGACATTGACGGGACGGACTACTCCGCGACTGGCCTGGACCTCAAGAAGCAGTACGAGCAAATCAGCATGGTCAGCGACGGCGTTGGCTGGTGGATCTACTAGGGAGCACGGAATGGCTTATCAACCGGCAGAGCCTGCAGCAGAGCAGGTATTCCAGACCACCGCCAACCTTGGCGCTGCGGCTGTTTTCGACTCGGGAGTTATTGACCTGCGCGGGTGGACACAGGTAGACACCAGGATCGTCTCTGACCAGGACGGGACGATCACGATTCGTTGGTACTCCGACGCCGCCGGGCTAGACGAGGTGCGACTGCTCACGATTCCCTACAGCGCTGCCGACGGCTTCCAGTTGTTCAGCGCACCCGCGTTCACTCCATTTAACCGATACGTCTACACGAATGGCGCGACGCCCCAGGGTGACTTTTTCTTTGAACAGAAGTTGCTCCACACAAGCCTGAGCCCGCAGATCCTGGGCGTGGGCTCGTTCATTGCGGGCGGAATGGTGACGCAGCTAAACAGGTCTATCCTCGTGGGGGCAGACTCGGGAGGAGCCTACAACAACGTCAGCGTCGCTCCGACAACCAACGCTGCTGGCACATTCCAGAATCTGCAGGTTGTCTCTGGCGCTCGGCCCTCGCAGCTACCTGGTAGGACGCCGATTCAGATAGTCACAAACGCGATCACCGCGCCGACGCTGGAGTACACGGTGACGGGCGGCAAGGTGCTCTACATTACCGACCTACTGGTGACCGTCGAGCAAACAGCTAATAACCTTGGCCAGCTGCTGATCAGAGACGGGACCACGGTGGCCGGATCGATTGTGCTCCCGCTGTTCGTTCCAGACCCTGGCGCAGGCTCCTCGACAGTAACCACGATTGCTCACGCATTCGCGGAGCCTTTGCCTTTTTCTACGGGCGTATTCTGGGACGAGGCAACGGGCACACTGACAATGTCCGGAGTCATGCTGGGATACGAGGAGTAGCCTATGACGAGTCTTCAAAGCCTGGTGCCGCTTGGGTCGTTGTTCGAGGTAACCGCGGTAGCGGGTCAGCCCGTGTTCGCGAACCTAGGCACCCCTGCGGAGCCGTTGACTATGCCTCAGTCGGCGGCGCTGCGGATCTCAGTCAACCATTCGACAGCAGCGAATCTGACCATTGAGCACACTAGGGGCGGCGTTGCTTCTAGGGATTTGCTTCTCCACGCCTTAGACGCGGGCCAGTGCACCGCTTTGGCATGGGAGGCAGAGATAGGCGACGTCATAGACTTTGAGGTCAGCGTTGGCGGGACCCTGTTCCTCATGGTGTCTATAGTCAAAGGCGGCGTGATCTAGCGTCCTACCCTGGTGGCACTCTAGCAATGCCTGCCGGGATACCTCCCGGGGCATTCAAAGCCAGCGGGCACCGTCTTCCTTGGCTCCCACTCTCTCTGTTTGGGCCCGGGGAATCGTCGTCGGTGCCCGCTGGTCAACCCTTCCACGCGCGCCGTGTCGGCCCTGCACGTAAGGCTGGAGAGTTCGCCAGTGGCTACCGACTGGGGAAAGCTGCTCGAGCAAGCCCGGAAGAACTACGCAGAAGAGCGACGGCTGCGACTCCAGGCAGAGGAGGCGGTAAACAAGATCCAAGAGTCCCTCCTCGAGCTGACAGACGCTTCAGCCCGGCTGGTGGATCGGGTAAAGCCCAAGTGCCCAGACTGCCAATGCGAGCGCTGGGACGCCTATGGGGCCTGTACGAACTGCGGAATGGGCATGGCCTGCGGGCACTGCGGTGTAAGAGAGGCCCCGCTGGACCACAAGAGCGACTGCCCGACCCTAGAGAAAGAGGGCTAAGCTCCGCGGTGGCCTCGATGCTTCGGCGGGTCAATTGGCGGCTCAGCCTCTAGCACGCGCTCCATTCGCAGGCGGATCCACTCGCTGACTGACCTGCGCTCGTGGTTGGCGCGGTACCTGATCTCTCGCTCTTGTGTCGGGGTCGCTCGAAAACAGACCCGGGCGGTGGCTTTTTCGTCGCCAATGTTCACGCCGACATAGTAGACATGGACACTGACGTAGTCTAGGCCCTACGGTTCGGACATGGGACCCACCGTAGGCAGTCCGCCCGTTTATCGCCACGCCAAGGGGCCCGACGGGACCTTTACGATATTTGACGTCCCAATCTTCTCAGTTAACACTCGAGGGAGCGACAAAGAGCTGGAATTCGGCGTCGATTGGCTCCACGGCGCGCTGGCCACAGCGCAGCAACGGCAGGCAGAGGGCTACCTAGCTCCGCTTCACGTTCGGCACCACGGCGACGCTCAAGTAGCAGAGGCCGCGGGCAAGTTCCGCCTGACGAGAATCGGCTCGATCATGCACGGCGGCGAGGAGGTTCCCACGGTCTTCGCTGATCTGGTGGGCGTCAGGCCTGCAGTGTTCGAGCGGATCCAGCGTGGCGAGCTCTCCTACCGCAGCGTGGAAATCCTCGACGTTAACGAGAAGGAGATTGACTCTCTGGCCCTGCTCGACGACGAGGTCCCGTTCTTCAGATTCCCCCTGCTGCGAGTCGCAGAGGCGAAGGCGCCAATCGACAGCGGCACCAGGATCACCACACTTGCCGAAGGTGGACCGATCCTGGCCTATTCACAGACCGGAGATCGCGTCCGGTCACTTGCTCACTACGTCACGGAGGCCCCTATGACTACGCCTACTACGGCTACTGGAAAAGCCGACACCGACGCTAAGGCCACCTTCGCGGCCAATGCGGAACAGGTCCTCATGCAGATCTTCCAGCTGCTCAAGCAGGTGATCGAGCCGCAGCAGGAGGGCATGCCTAACCCGCAGGCCCCCGCAGAGCAGCCCGCCCCCGCTATGCAGCAGCAGGGTATGGGTCAGGGTATGGGCCAGCGAATGGGCCTCTTCTCAGCAGAGACAGAGCCAGCCGAGGCCAAGCCAGAGACACAGGCCTCGACAGCTACAGAACTAGCAGCCCAAGGCGCGCAAGACGCTCTCGTGGCACGCATGGACCGCATGGAGCGGACCTTTAGCGAGTTCTTGGCGGGCCAGCAGATCGAGGCCAAAGCAAGCCAGCTGCAGGCGGCGGGCTTCGGTATCGACCACGTGAACACGTTCCGCGCAGCGGCTGCCAAGGGCGGCCTCGACGCCGCGCTGAGCTATGCGCAGGGAATGGAGCGGATTGGCCCGAGCGATCCGCCCACCCACTGGACTGGCGAGATCAACCCGCACACGAGCTCAATGGATCCGCCAGAGGTAGCGGCCTTCGCGGCCCAGGGCCCGGAGGCGCTCTCGACCGCTCGAGACCTGTTCGGCTCGTGGAGCCGCAGCGAGTCGCCTGTAAAGTTTAACGATTATGTCGCGGCCAACAGCAACCCTGACGCCTTTCTGGGCGTGAAGACTACACCCGCGCTGACGCGCTAGGCAGAGGACACTATGACTGATCCCACCCGAAGTGATCCGCTCCCTGAGTCTCCAGGCCCTGACGTTCGCCTAGGCCACCCGGTCCTGAACACGGTTCAGACCTTCGCCGGTCAGTTTGCTGCGGCTGCAACAGCCGCGGCAGCAGCGGGCGACGGGTTCCTGATCACGTATGCAGCGCTCCAGGGCCAGGTGCTCATGGGCGGGCAATACTCAGACGAGACCCTTGGCGACGGAACGGCAGAAAACAACTTCAACGGCGCTGGCCGAGTTCTTAAGCGGATCGCCGTCACTGGCGCGACCACAACGGCCGCGGATTTCGGCAAGCTCGTATGGGCCGCGGACTCCGGCCCGCCGCTCGTCCTGACCGACCCGGGAACCACGCCGCCTATGGGCGTCGTGCTCGACGTCACCGCAACGGCTGAAGCTGACGTCTGGCAGTTCGGAATGGAGGCGCAGTTCCTCCTTGGAATCCTCGCCAATGCAACGATCGCCGGTGGCGCGACAACCGCCTTCGGAACTCGGGTAGGTATCGCCTAACGGCGGGCCAGTCCACTAGAACCCAGCAGCAGGAGACGACATGCCCGAAGTAGTTATTACCTCTGACGACCTGTTCAGAGATATCAACGCGACATTCCTCTCGACCTACCGAGACACGGTAGGCCGTCACCCGAGCCTCGCTAATGCTATGCGGCTGGGGATCTCCTCGAGCAAGCGTCGCGAGCGGTTCGGCTACCTAGAGTCGCCGCCCGTCATTGAGCGGATTGACCGTGGCGAGGCCGTTGTAGAGGACGCATTCCGAGCGATCGCCTACAGCGTCGAGAACCTGACGTGGGGAAAAGCCATAGGCTTCCACGAGGAAGATATCGAGGATATCCAGTTGGGCGATATCCGAGAGGTCGCGCGCAAGCTGGCGATCAGAGCGGCGCAACTTCCCGAGCAGGTCTTCTTTCAGATCCTCCAAGGCACTGCTGACGCCAGGCTGCTAAAGGCTATCCCGACGGCGCCCGACGGCGCAGCGCTCTACGCTACGACTGCAGGCGCTAACCCGCGCTTCGGCGTGGTCAACGGGAACCTGATCACAGGGACGGGCGTGGCAACGTCTGGCGCGGTGCGCTCCGACTTCTGGTCAGCGCTCGAGCAAGCCAAGCAGTTCCAAGACACCGAGGGCGAACCGCTCTTGAATGACGCAGACCTCGACCAGGGCGCGCTGGTGATTTATGGCGTGCAGAACGAGGAGGTGTTCCGCGAGGCCTTTATTCAGGGCAGGACGGTTGATAGGGGCGGCGGCGGACAGGCCGTTACGAACACGATTCTAGAGTCTGGAATGTCTATGACGCTCTGGTCTACCCAGCGGATCACGGACGACGACTACTATATCTTCTTTCCCGGCGTGGACCCCAAGCCCGTCTTCGAGACCATGCGGCGCGCACCACGCATGATCGACGAGACCCGCGAGAACAGCGAGCGAGCTCGCCGCTACCGGATCCTCGCGACCTTGCTGGACATGCGCGCCGGGTACGGCGTGAACACTGCCTACGGCACGGTCAAAGTAAACAACTAGACTTGTTGGTTATGCGGAGACAGAGGGGGCCCGTCCGCTGTGGGCGGGCCCTTCTTTTTAACGACTAGGAGAAGCCAATGGCCCCAGTAGTAACACTCCAGAAGGGCGAGAAGCTCTACCGTATCGGCGTCAACGACGACTGCCCTGTTCACCAGATCTTCGCAGGCGGCCAATGCTTCCCGCGAAAATCTGAGAAGGTGACCGGCTACGGATCAGAGACCGAACGGACAAAGGTCCGCGGGGCAGTTGTCCGCATGGGACCGGGCCAGCTAGAGAAGTGCTTTGAGGCCGCGTCTCATAAGGTCGTCCGCTCTACGAAGGGACGCAAGAGCCGCTCGAGGATCCACGACACGCGCGCGCGGAACTATCGCAAAATGGACAACGACCGCCCTATCCTTGGGCTCATGTATGCGGTTCCTCTAGACACCCTGGAGAACCCCTACGAGAAGGCCGGATACCCGAGCCTGTCTGACACCATGGGCCAGTCGACGGAGGGCGCTCAGGAGGCCGAGGCCGCCACCAAGAAGGAGGCCGCGGGCTTTGAGCCAGCGGCACCCGTCAAGCTGAAGCCCAAGCGACGGCGGTCTAAGCAGGTCGACAATCTAAACTAGAGGTAGCCCGTGGCGTCACCGACCGAAGGAGAAATGGACAACCAGCTTAGGGCTGGTGTCTTGCTGATCGACAATCTGCTAGCGCAGCAGACGGTCGCAACGGACGAAGACGCCTACATGCAGATCCTGGAGTCAGACTTTGCTGCCGCGCAAGCAGCAGGGGCTCGGCTCTTCCGGTCCAGGATAGCTTCAGGTGTCGGCGCTGGTCCCTCAGTCCTCAGCCCGATTCTGACGGCATACACCCACCACATAGTCAACGCGCCAGAGCGTGCGGCCCAGGCTGCACTGGATCGAATATACGCATACTTTGAGGCCAATTCGAAGACGGTAAAGAGCCGCGGGATCACCTATGGCGCTATCCCTTCGTTCGGCGCGAGTAAGGGCGTACTGGTGCGTCTGTCCAAGGACGAGAACGCATACGACCTCGAAAACGAGTTTGTAGAGACCAAGACGCTCCGCTGTATCCAAGACGAGAACACAGGAGCCGAGAGGTTCCGCGAGGTCTTCGAGCTCCGAGGCGGTAACGCTGGCGTTGACTCGCTCGAGGCTGATTCGTCAGGCGCTATCCGCCGGAACTTCTTCGCCAAGGACTCGTCGTCGTCGTTGCTCCGGAACTCCTCTTTCAGCCAGTTTGCAATTGCAGGTCAATTTGCAGCTGGCCGATATCCGCTGATTGCGACTGACACGATTACAGGTTGGACCCTAGACGATCCTACGGGCTACGAACTGGACAGGAACCTGTTCGCGCGGGACGCCGTTGGCGACCCAAACCCTACGAGTCTGGCTGTCCAGACGGGAGCCGTCAGAACGGTTACACAGGCCTTCTCGGTCAACCGGCTCCAGCTGGCGGCAGACGTCCCATATCTTACAGAGGTCTGGGTGAGGCCGGACGCTGCCTTGACCGCTGGTACACTAACGATCAAGTGGGGCTCGGCTACGCAGGCCGTCACGCTCTCCGGGCTCGTGGCTGGCGCGTGGAACTCTGTAATTGTCGACAGGGACGAGGATCTCTGGGCTGCCAGCTTCAACCAGGCTAACGCTGAGTTTGAGTTCTCCTTCTCCGGCCATGACGCGGAGGTGCTGATAGACGAGGTCTACTTTGGGACCATGGAGCCCTTCGACGGGACCTGGTGGCACCTCTCAGGGTCGCTCGCGAGCAAGTTCCTACTTGACGATCAGATCCAGGTAACAGACGTTTTCGCTGGCAGCGACTCCAAGATTCAGAAGTGGCTATGGCGCGCCTATGGGCGCTATCTCCCCCACTCAGGGACGCCCACGGTAACGGACCCGTAGAGCATGACGCTCCAGGTCAACGCGACGCTGCGCCTCTCGACGCAACTCCTGGTCGAGCTTACGAACCCTGGAGAACCTTCAGAGACCACGGTCAACACGGGCGTCCTGGACGCTGCCGTAGCAGACACGCAGGCCGTCTTCCTTATAGAGACCGGGATAGCCTACGACGACACAGACGCGCTCCATGTGGCAATTGCCGTGCAGGGTGTGCTCGTATTCCTTATGCAGTACTCCGGGATAACCGGCAGGAATACGCAGCAGGTCACCGAGCGCTGGAACCGAGGCCTTATCCAGATCGCTACCACCCGCGGCTCCGAGCAGCGGATCAGCCCGACCTCGAACTCTACGCTGGATCCTTCCACCGAGCGTGCGGGATCGCGGCCTGACCAGGACCGCTCCCGGTGGAGAGGCTTCGTGCCCAATGCTGTCGGCGGCGGGGACGAGGACGAGTGACTGTAGAGGTCCGGGTGTCGCCGGATCAGATCGACCTCCTATCAGATTCCTTATCAGTCCAGGCCGTAGAAGAGGTTCTGGACGGTATCGGCGCGCTGCTGACCTCGAGGTTCCAGCGGTCTTGGAGGCTGCAGCGCTCTCCGTCAGGCGACGCATGGGCGCCACGGCTGACGCCTAACGTGGCTGGGATCGTGAAGGATCTCAACGCGGGCGGCTTTCCCAAGGGGCGCAGATTCCAGCCGCGGCCAGCCGTTGTAGACACGGGCCGCCTCCGCGGCTCGTTGACATGGGAGGTGCGCGGGTCCGAATTGGTGGTCGGGACGAGCGTAAGCTACGCCTCGATCCAGAACGAGGGCGGGGCCGTGACGCTCACGCTCAACGCCACCGGGCGGCGGCAGCTGGCTATCTGGCTGCGTCAGGATCGGTCTCGCCGAGACTTTGGGCTGGGCTGGCTCTTTTCAAAACCGACGTTTACCCTAAACGTAAGAGAGCGCAGGTTTATAGAGATCGGCGACGACGAGAGGCGCCTGGTGGTTAAAGAGATCGAGCAGGAGATTGCCAGGCGGGCCACATGAGCGCCCTGGACGCGCTCAGGGTCCCCGGCTCTGTGTCGTTCGGTGGAACTGACCTAGGGCTCATTCGTGACGTCCAGCTCCTCCGCACAGCGTCTCAGACGCCAATAGAGGCCGAGGAGTTCGGCGTTGAGATCGTTGACGAGCTATTTGTAGGCGCGGTCTATCGGGTCGGTCTCGCGCTGCGTGGGTTCCTGTCAACCTCTATCGCCGCGGTCTTCCCGAATGTATCGGCGGGCTTTGTCCAGTTCCCAGGAGCCAAGAAGGCCGGCTGGTTCCGATCCCAAGACGCCGCGGCGCTGGTCTTTACGCCCAAGGATTCCAACTATCCAGGCTTCACGTTTGCAAAGGCGATACCGCGCGCGGCTGAGGAGATCGAGGTAAGTATGGCGGCACGCACCGAGCACCTGATCCTCTGCGAGTTCCTAGCTATCCGAGAGGGCGCTGCGCCCACAGGGAGTGTCTCATGGGGGCTCTAGCAGAAGCCCTGGGCGTCTATGGGGACGTAGAGGCCGCCACAGAAGGCCAGGAGGCAGAGGACCGGCTGAACCGGCTAACGCAGGGCTGCGAGCAGTTCCTGCGCGGGGGAGGCTCGGTCTCCATTCAAGAATTCGCGGGCCTCTCAGAGATCGAGCGCTCGTCGCTGGCTGTGGCCGGAGACCGTGTAGCTACCCGCCAGGCCGTGCGCTTCGCGCATGCCGCGCGGACGGAGCTGGGCGAGGCTGCCGTGCTTGCGGTCCTAGACGGTGGAGACTCGCTGGTATCAAGGACATTGGCGGCGTTCATGGATCGTGCCCGTGGCTAGTACCTTTGCCATAGCTGGGCTGATCAAGACCGCGCTGGCTACGGCTGTTTGGCCAGGTCTTGGCGGTGAGCGGGTCTTCGGGAAGGTGATCGTATCCGCCGGGATCGACGGTGAGCGCTACCGATCCCAGGTGCGGTGGCCCTATTGCCTGATCCTGCCAGCTGAAATGGAGGTAGACGACGAGGAGCCGGACCTGGTCACCCAAAAGTTTACGATCCTGATCGCTCATGCTGTAGCAGGCGACACATGGGGCGAGACTGTGATCATGGGGGGCGCAGGACCAGGGACTGGCCTGACTTCCAAGGGGCGCGGTTTGCTCGAGCTTGAGCAGGTCCTGTTTGACGCCATAGCGCTACTCTCAGAGCAGGACGGTGTCCGAATCCAACTGATCTCAGCTTCAGCGGTCGCGGCTGAACTAGACGCCGAGGTTGGCTATGTAGCCCAGCGCCAATACACCTGGTCTGCCTGGACAGGGGCTGGGAGCTCGCCATAGGCGACTGCTACACTCAGATCATGGCAGAACGCGCTGAAATCAAGGTTGTCTTAAACACCAAGGAGGCCGAGAAAAAGGCCCGCGAACTCCGGTCTAAGTCTGAGCGGTCTGAGCAACGCGTAAGGGAATCGCAGGCTGGCGGCGGCGGCAACCAGGCCCGCGGGCAGCCACCGGGCGCGCCCACGAGGCCGACGGGCAAGCGAGCGCCTGCCGGGAAGAAGGGCCCTGGGTTCGGCGGCGGCCTGATAGCTGGCGCGCTCAAAAAAGAGACGATCAAGGAGCGCATGCGTGGGATCGCGAAGGGCGGGCGCGCAGGCCTGACAGCTGCCGCGGCAGGCTTCGCAGCCGTCAAGGTCGTTGGAGCAGTTAGCAGCTTCGTCGCGGAGAATTTCGAGCAGCCCAGGATCGACTCAATCCCCAGGAACGTCACTCGAGAGGAGTTCGCCAAGCTAGAGGGCGAAATCCGTGCGCAGACTGACCAGATCGCGTTCATGTCAGACCCAATGCGAGTTCTTCGGGCTTCGTTTGGCGTGGGCCGCCTGCGGGCCCGAGGGATCGAGGACGCCTTCGCGGCTGGTGGAGACACGGGCGCGGGTGGTCTGATCTTTACACCTGTCGGCGAGGCATTCGAAGCCGCTCGGGTGCGTGACGAGATCCTCCAGAGCCGCGAGGAGCGGCGGCTGATCGCTGGTCGTAACCGGCTGGGCCTGGCGAAGCGAGGAGCCGTCAACGTCCTTGAGATCCTGGCCAAAGGTATCGGAGGCCCCTAGTGGCAGTCGTTCGCGAAATGTCGGTTGTCTACGCGGGCCAGGCTATCCCGGGATCCCGCGCGGGTGCTGATCTCCACCTGACAGGGATACACAGGATCAGAAAAGGGCCCGTAGACGCTACCGTGGTCTTTCGGTTCGTCGTGCAGGCTTCGTCCGAGTCCATTCTGGCTGCAGCCTGCGTATCCCTGGAGGAACTGTTTACCCGCCGAAGAGAGGCGCTGAGGGTCAACCTGTTGTCTTCTGAGTCCCTCGAGCTCAGCGACGCGGACGCTACAGGCTTCGACGTCACGCCCGAGATCGTCAAGGTGGGCGAGTCTGATCCGCGCTTTGACACGAACACCTCGAGGCTCTACGAGGTAACGATTCAGGCTGGCATTCCAGCCCGAACCGTTGACGACGACTTCCTGCAGGACTTTGAGTATGACGTGGTCTACACCCCGTCTAGGCGTGGCGGCCTGACGGTGCGTGGCGCATACACCGCAGACCCAGGGCTGCCGGTGGTCAAGGCCAGCGCTGTCTACCTGTCGGAGATCACCGCGCGCGTAGCCACGATCATTGCGGCTCTGGGCTGGTCAGCAGAGCTCGTGACCGAGCGATATACGCCGAACGTCACAGACACCACCGTTGAGTTCGAGCGATCCTATAGGCAGGTCTTCTTTAACCAGGACTCAGGCCAGCTAGATAACCCAGGGATTGTTGACCCTTCGCTGATCGTCAAGGTGGTAGACGAGGGCACCGACGGCGACCCTTCCGCGCGACCGCTAAAGCGGATCGTCGCCGAGTACACCGCTGCCGTAGACCAGACGATAGAGGAAGACATGGTCAGCCTGTTTGATACGACCATTCTGCCGTGGATCACCCAGAACATGGAGACCGTAGCGGGCGGGTCTGTGATTCTTGAGACGGTAGAGCCAGGCTACAACTTCGACGAGCACACGATTCAAGCGACGCTGACCGGGCTTGGAACGGCTGGCGGCTCGCTCCTGGAGCGAAAGATAGAGTTCACGGACTCAATCGACTTCGGGAAGATCATTCGTTACACATGGCCCGAAGTCGTCCCAGACGACGAGACAGACGACGAGCCGAACCCTACCGAGGCATTCAAGTACCAGGCCAACCGCAAGCTAAACCGCCAGGTGATCACGACCACGACCACGCTGGGCGACATAGCCTCGCCTGCGCTGGGTGGCGCGGGTGGGGTCCGAGGCTCGCCACGCATTGTGCTCCGAGAAGGTCAGGGCGCGACCGTGCTGGGCGAGCTCGCGACTCCAACGACAGAGGCAGGGACTGAGGCCGTGCGGCTGTCGCGCAGGAGCCGCAACCAGCCAGGGTTCCGCGGGATCCAGGGCACCCAGCAGCTCGTAACGATAAAGACCGTCACAGAGGAGTTCGAGATCATAGCAGCGAGCGCGCAAGGATCAGGCGGGAGCACAAACCAGCCCAAGACCAGGACCAGAGGTCAAAGCAGGTGATCGCCCGGCTAGACGGTGTCCCGCTCGAGGTCCAGTCTGGCTCCCGGTGGATCGAGGTCCCCGGCGTTGCTCCGTCAATCGTCCAACTCGAGGTAGACCGCGAGACAGCGCAGGGTTTGTTCGCTGTAGGCACAGCCCTAGGCTCCGTCTTGGAATTGGAGAACGAGGGGGACTCAAAGGAGATTGCCCAACTCACGATCTTAGGCCTAGCACCCAGCAGCAACCCCAGCACAACCATTCTGACCTTGGTAGACCGCCGATTCCAATGGGCGTATGTGTTCGTCCCACGCTACTACAATGTCCGCAGGAAGACGCCTAACGTCAAGCGGTCCCCGGGATCCGGGAACCTGCCCCCTGACGCGCGGACGCAGCAGACCGTCGTCAGCGACGACGTATCCTATGCTCCCTGGTCTATCAACAACGGAGTGGCCTGGAGCGGCGAAGAGGTGGCGAGGGATATTCTGGACACCGTGGCCGGGGCTGGCAATTGGACCGACCGTGACCACGTCTTGGTCGCGTCAACAGTTCCGGTAGAAAACTGGGAATTCAATATGCAAGGGGACGCCGCGGTGGCGAAGCTCCTGGCTTATCTAGGCGGCGGCGCAAACGTCTATGTAGACGGGACCGGGCAGGTCATTCTCTACGACACCCAAGGAGACGGTGAGGCGCAGGCCCTAGGCCTCCCGAATCTGCGCGAGACTACGACACGCCAAGGGCTCGTGGAGCTGCGACCTATCGTCGGGTTCCCGTTGTTCGAGCGCCAAGACAGGCGGAAGGAGCGACCCGCCAAGATCAGGGTTCTATATGAGCGACAGGTGGAGGCGAGGATAGACACCAAGGAGTCTGATCCGCTCGGAGGCAAGGAGACGAGGCCTAGAGACGCTGGCGAGCTCCTGCGCTGCTCTAACGTGATCCCTGTCCCTGAAGACGGGACGTTTACCGTGGGCGACGCTACCAGGAGGGTAGTCCGCGGGACATGGCTCACGCTGGACGATTACATAGAGTTCTGCAACCAGAACAAAGGGCCCAACCCACTGGCAAAAGCGTTTGAGCTGTCGCGGACCAGAATCAGAGAGAACTGGTTCGGTAACGCGCTGAACTCCTACGGCGCGCCGGAAGTTGACCGCGGCGGCGTCTGGCGTAAGCGTATCGCGCTCCTCCGCGAACACTACCGGCGAACCTTTCTAATCGGCAAGATATGGCGAGACCGGGTAAAGCGGATCTATCCCTACCGAGTGGGAATCGAAGACCCAGAGACAGGCTCCCGCGCGCCAGCGCTGGCCTACCAGGACTATTGCGTAGTCCATGCCTGGACGCCGTTAAACCAGTCTGATTCGGTGGAGCAGGCCCTGTTCCAGCTGACGCAGAACCGCTTCTCAAACACGCTGGCCAAGGAGGACGTAGGGAATCAGATCATTGGGACCCGCCTAGACAAGCTCGAGCCAGCGCCTGCTATCGTCCGTGTCCTTGACCAGGACCTAGGGATCCTGCAGGTCGTCTTGCAGGAGGATTTCAAAGGGCTGGTAGACACCTACGAGCGATCAGCAGCGGTCGCGAGGTCTGGCGGGCTCGCTCGGTTCGATCAGCGGAAGATATTCATTGAGGACACGTTCTTGACACCGGACATGGAACTCTCGTTCCTGGTGACCTTGAGCCTGGGCGCGCCCAATAACCGCCGCCGGTTCTATCCTGTGGAGGTCACATTAAGCGAGGCTGAAAGCCTCCTGCCGGGCGCTACGCCCCGCTCGCAGCAGGGCGAGGGTCCCGTGCTCGAGCTCCGGGTCGGGCTCCCGCGCGCTGTAGCACGATTCGCTTGGAATGACGACCTGGCCCCGCAGTTCTTCGCAGCGTTTACTGAGGGCGGATCGGACTTTGAATTTCCAGACCTAGGGGACCCCGTAAATCTGGGACAGTTAGAGGACATTGCCAAGGCCTTCGCGCTCCGTGAGTTCATGCGCTACAGGGACCACCCAGAAGGCCAGCTGACGACGACGTTCCGCCCGGACGCCACCATTGGCGGGACAGTGACACGGGTCGTGCATAATTTCGCGAGCGGCGAAGAGGGCGGCGCGCTTACCACCGTGGAGCTTGCGCCCTCGCCTCCTGCCGTAGACGCTCAGGCGCTGCTGCCACCAGACGTGCGCAGGATCGTAGAGGGCTTCGTTGACAGAGAGTAAGCACCTCGTGGTGATCTCTTGTGAGAATTGGTACTACCACGGCTGGCAGGCTCAGGTCGCGACCTATTCCTGTCTGAAGCGGCAGAGGGTAGCACCTATGATCGTTGTTCATGGCGGCTACGAAGAAGGCCTGACAGGCGAGTTCCTTGCCTGTCGCGAGGCTGGCGCGCTTGTCGTTCCCAGCAAGAACTACCGGGGCGAGGGCAGCAGAGAATGGGCCGCGCGGAATACTGCAGCGTCTTTGCTCGACGGATACCACAAAGGCAAGCAGCTGGGCGCTACTCATATAGTACTCATGGACCCTGATATGGTCTGGACTCGCAAGGTATCGTGGCCCACCACACTGGCTGTCGACAGGTGCCCGAACGACCTCCGGGGAGGGCTCGCGGCGAGGATTGCTGACGATCTCGGCTTGGACCTGGGCGACGACCCGAACCACACATGGGGCGCCAGGGTTCCCTATGTGATCCCAATAGAGATCGCGAAGGATCTCGGTGAGGTCTGGTGGCAGATCATGGACCTGTTCTGCGATCTCCCGGGCTGGGAGTGGTCTGACCAAATGCGGGCCTTCGCGCTGGCGCTCGCTGTCGTGGGCAAGAAGCCGCAGCGGCTGAAGCTGACGCAGACGAACTGGGAATACGAGGCACCAGTCGAGGCCCCCCTGATCCACTATGCCTACGAATACCGCACCTGGTACAAAAAGTGGTTCACAGATCCAGCAGACGCTTCTGTGCTCTGGAACCCCGCCAGGATCCCACCGAGCTATGTACAAGGCTGGATACACAGAGAGATCGTGTGTGCCCACGCGTTTTTTACCGCATTAGAGAAGGTCGCGGCCGCATGAAACTTGCCGACTTCAGAGTCCTGGGCATGCTCCCGCTTCAGGACCACCGCGGGATCCTTCCGCAGAACCGAGAGAAGGTCATGTGTGGCCGGGTCGAGGGTCGGCGGGACCTTGGCCAGTGGGTCATTGAGGGCCACGAAGGATCTCAGTCGGCAGTAATGACCTCCGGTGACCTTATCGGCGGAATGCACTTTCCGACCGCCAGCACCGCGCTACGTCAGCACGGGTCTTGGCTGTTCGCGGCTCCAGGCGTCGCGCTGTCGAACTCCAAGAAGGAGACTACGACCAAGTCTGATAATTCGGTCACTCGCACCCGCGCTCAGGACAAGAAGAAGAAGAGCGATAGCCGCACCGTCAGCGTGGGCCTGGCTGGAAACTCACGCTGGGCCGCGGACCCGAGATATCGCGCGCAGGTCGCAGGCCTTCACCCAGACGCGGCAGACGTCTCTGTAGGTCAGCCGCTGATTGTCCTGGCCTCGACCAACGAGAACAGCCAAGAGCTGCTGGCATTCGCGACCGGCGGCGCGCCGTTGGTGGCGGTCAACAAGGCAGGAGACCCCAAGCTGGGAACCCTGGTCTACGACCTCGACAAAGACGACAAGCCCGATAAGGACCGAGCAGCCCGACTGCACACATTCTGGCGGGTGGCAAAGCTGGCGGGAGGCAAGTGTCTAGGCGGAAATGACACGCTTGCTTGGCAGCTGACCCTGTCTGGCAAAGACGGGCTGGACGGGCGAGGCCTCGTCTACGACACGCCTGGCGCTTCCAGTGGCGCCAGCGGCGAAGCCAGAGAAGAGGAGGGGGTCCCTAAGCAGGGCGAGGAGGGCATGAAGACCTCCCATGGGAGGATCACTAACACCCAGGAGTACATGAAGAAGCTCCTCGAGAACTACCAGGAGCGGACCCAGGGAAAGACGCCGAACCAGCCAGAGGTCCCAGAGCGGAGGCCAGGCGACGAGACGCAGACTCGACCGCCGCCCGAGAAGACCGAAACGCGGCCCAAGGAGGATCCGCCAAAAGAGAAAGAAGAGCCGCCCAAAGACAAACCGCCGGAACCATTGGCCGCTGGCTTCGTCCTCGCGTCGATCACCGCGCGCTCGGGCGGGTTCCTCGAGGTTGGCGATCAGGGCGACGTCCACAGGATCGGGACCACCGTTGACGGCGAGCCCGTTAACGCGGCGCATATCTCCTGCGACGCGCTCTACAAGAACTCCATGGGCGACGGGCCGCTGGACTTTGAGACTCAACCATGGGAGGACCCAACTCTTGGTGGCCCCTTCCTGAGCCCAGTCCACCTTCGCTGGGACGGTGGCGTAGCCCACGGCTGGTGCGGCGGAACCGCGCCAGGCAAGTGGCGGTGGGCTGCTGAGACTTTCTTCTTTATTCCACAGGACGAGACCAAGACAGTCACAGGTCGCAGGCGAGACCCGAAAAAGAAGAAGGTCACCAAAAAAGGACCTAAGAAGCCGGAGAAGACCGATACTGGCCCACCAAAGGAATGCCAGACTACCCCGGGAGGTGGCGGGACTGGAGCGGGGACGACATATGACCCAGGCCCAGTCACCCGCGGAGACGGCTCGATCTCAGGCACGGGCTTACCGACGTCAGGCGGGACGACTGGCGATATAGGCCCTTTCTCAGACATGGGAGGGAACTGGGTTCCGCAGACCTACCCAGGCGGCACTGGGCAGTATGCACCCAGTGGATCTGAGCCGACGGATCTGGGCACAGACGGTGGCCCAAATTCAAACTCTGGGGCCGGTCAGACGACTGTTGGCGGCCAGCTTGAGAACTGGGATCCGCCCGAAGAATGGGTGGACCCTCCGGCGGGCTGGGGCGCCTGGGACAAGGTTGACGGCTGGGACACGGGGCCCGGCTATCCAGGCGGGCAGCTCCCGCTAGACCCGGGGGGACTAGAGCCTACGCGGCCCGATCAGAAAGCAGGCGGCGGCGGCGGCAATGGTCTAACAGGAGTCGGCCCCGGCGGGACTTCAGGGACTGGATACCCGCCTCCAAGCCGTGGCGACGGCTCAATCTCGGGGGGAGGTTTGCCAATTGGCGGCCTGTCTGTGTTTGGCGGCGGCACAATGACGCCAAGCACCTATTGGGCTCTAAACGGCGCTGGCGTTATTGACGAATACGGGCGCCCAGCACAGACGCCACCCCCCCGAGTGGGCGACTCAGACGCCGTGCGCAAAGCACGAGGAGGAGGCGAGTCGAGCCGCACGCCGACAGCGCTACAGAGCATGGGGTTCAATGGCGGGATTATCCTAGGCGGATATGCGACAGCCCAGGGGCAGACAGACTTCACTAACGGAGGCTGGATACAAGACCTGGTGAGCGTGCCTGCCAATGCTGGGAATGTCGCAGCTATTACCGTCGTCGCTCAAGGAGACGGGACCTGGGAGTCATTTACCGCAGCTGGAGGAGGAGGCCAGGCGACCGCTGGCGGTATCGTGTTCGGGCCGCCAGAGTTCGTAGAGCCTAGCGTGCTCTACGCGCTCCAAAGCGGGGACTATAACCCAGGAGAGACAGCCTCTGGATCGGTCGGCGCGGGGCCGGTCGACCTCTTCCTGCCAGGCGGCGGCGCTAGCATGGTCTTCGGGACGCCTGGGTTCTCCGGCGTGCAGGGCGGCGGCGGCGTACGCCTTACTCATACCCAGGTAGGCCTAGAATTCGACGTCCTCACTTCGGCTGGAGTCTCGTCGGGCACCAGTCTGCTAGTCGGTGAGGGCGGCGTGCTTATCACGGGCCCGGTCCATGCGACAGGAAAGGCTACTTTCGACGACATAATAGACCCTACAGGGATCGCATTCGCTGAGCAGGCCGTGCGACCTGCGAACTGGCCGAGCCCTGGCGCTGGCGTATTCCTCCCCGGACTCTATGCAGGAGACACGGCAGGGTCCAACGAGGCCTGGTGGGTCCGTGACGACGGGACAGAAGTAGACCTTTCGCTTATTAGCGGGACGTCGGTGCTCGCTGCCGACGCTACGCTCGTGTCCACGGTAGGCGCTGCAGAGCAGACGTTAAAGAGCTACCAGTTCAGCGCTGCCCAGCTGTCTGTCGGGGACCAAGTCAAGATTACGGCGTGGGGTACCTTCGACGACGGAGTGCAGACAGGTTCGGCGTTCCTGCGCTGGGGCGGGACCGGCGGATTAAAGATCGGAACAGGGCAGGGTGACGGCGGCGACCCGTGGAGGATCGACGCAATAGTCTCTATAACCGCTGCGGCTGGGCAGGAGGCAAACGGGGTCACGGTCTACACGAGCACAGGGACGACGTTTGTCGACCACACTTCGCACACGGAGGCGATCTCAGGCACGATCGACCTACTGCTGCGCGGAGACAACACGGTAGGATCGAACAACGACGCGACAAGCGTCCGCGGCTGGAAGGTCGAGCTTATCCAGGCTGTGCCCTAGTGGCTTTGTTACACTCTGCTCCCGAACCCAAGGAGCACGCATGACCCAATCTAAAATACTGGCAGAGTCTGATCCCTTCGCGCACATGGAGTCAATCTCAATCGAACTGACGCCGCTCCAGGCCCGCGCGTTCGAGCTTGTCAGGGCCAGGAGTGAAGAGCGCATGGCAGAAATTGCACGCCTTCAGTCCCAGATCAAGACTATCCAAGGCCAGATACAGAAGATTGCCCAGGACGCGGACACGACCTACACGGGGACCCTGGGACAGATTGCGACCGAGCATGGGCGCGAGTCGATCCCCGCGCAGGCAGAATTATCAGTGACTGACGGTGTGTCGCGGTTCTCGTGGCGTGAGGACATGGGACAGCCGCCGCCGCCGTCTTCGGCGCGGAAGGTACTCCAGCGAGCCAAGAAGAGAAAAGCACGCAACGGGACCACCCGATCCGTTGACGTCAACGGGAAGAGAGTCCCGGCGGCCAGGGCAAAGGCCGCGAAGAAGAGCAAGAAGAAGACAGCGAAGGCCTAGCCTTCAGACCAGACCGCGAGAATGCGCCGGGCCACTTCCCTGGCCCGGTGCAGCTCGAGCTCGAGCAGGGCGCGCGATAGAGCCTCTGACTCCTCCGGGCTTAGGGTCTCTGTCGCCGCCTTCTGAGCCAGGCTTTCTAGTTTGGTCATACATGCAGGCTACAACCACCCTGTGACGTCAGTTGAGTTCTTCTTACCCGGGCCCACCTTTTCCTGGCGGGAGAAGAAAAAGAAGAAGACTGGCCAGCACCCAGCGGTTAAAGGGAACAGCATGGCGCTGTTCCGGGTCAAGGGGCAGCCTAGGATATCCCCTTCGAGCCGCACCCGCGCGGCTCAGGCCGCGCTCGTTAAGGCCCTACTGGAGGTGCCCGAGAGGCCGCTGGTGCCCTGGGCCGCGGACATTCGACTAGACGTGCTGTTCGTCTTGGGCGTGCCTGCCAGCTGGCCGCGCTGGAAGCGAGAGGCGGCGCTGGACGGATCCATTAGGCCCACTGCGACAGGCAGAGGTGATCGCGGAAACTATCTCAAAATGTTTGAAGACGGGCTGGAGGGCGCGGGTTTTCTCGCTGACGACGGTCAGATATGCGCTGGCGAGGTCGGCAAAGCCTACGGGCCCCTGCCTGGGTTCCGGATCCGGCTCGAGGCGCTGCCAGCGGGCCCGACCTCAGCAGCAGAGGCCCGCGAGCTCTCCACGGACCTATTCTAGGCTCTCGAGCCTGCAGTCGGTGCCATAGGGCGCGCGCCACCGGACCAGGCAGGCCGGCTCTCGCCGGTATGACGGGCCACCGCAGCGCTCGCAGGCCTGACGCCTGAGGGCCCGGTCGCAGCGGGTGCACACTGTCATGGTCGCAAACTGCCGATCGCCGTCTTGGACCTGGCACCAGCGGCAGGTTCTGCCGATCGACGCGCGGCGGCGGCGCCTGATCCGGGCGGCGTGCCTGGCCCGAGGCCCAGGTCTCTGCCGGTAGGCCCGCGCAGCGCACTCTCGGTTGCAGTGCCGCGCCGTGGCGTGGCGGCTAGCGATCACCCACGACCCGCTGCAGGGCTGGTAGGCGCAGGTCCTGCTCGCTGGCGGGCGCCTGTGGTAGTCACGGTTCCCGCAGTGCTTGGAGCAGTATCGCTTAGAGGGCCTGTGCTTGGCGGGGTCCCACGAGCGATCGCAGCCCTGTGAGACGCACGCTACGAGCATAGCCACGCGATCAGCGCCGCGGACATTACGAGCGCTAAGAATCCGCCTATAGCGGTCAGATACTCATTCTGGAGGCTCATGGCGCATGTGCCTCGTTCGGGAGCAGTCCTCCAGGCGCACTGTACCGGGCCTGGAGCTCCTCCCATACCTTTGGGAACGCGCGCTTGAGCCTCTCCGCGTTGTCCGAGTCGGCCTGGCGCATTGCGCCCATGACCAGGCTGTAGAATGGGAACCCGTGGCGCTCGACCGCGCGGCTCTGCTGATACTCGTGGAGGCTCATTGGGTCGCTCCATTACTCATTCTGGTGGCTCATGGTAAGCCTCGCTCTTGGCCTTACGCAGCGCGCGGTAATGTTGAGTGCAGAGGTTGGCCTTTGGATCATAGACGAAGATCGTAGCGGCTCTCGAGCAGCAGGGGTCACAGCCTGGCGGCAGCGTGGACAGGTCTCTTTCGAGGTACTTGGCCCTCAATTGTTGGCAGGGACGCTGCTTGCTGGGCGAAATGATCCACTGTCCTGGTAGGCCTCTCATTGGGTCGCTCCATGGTGCAGGACCATAGACCGCAGCCCCGCCGCTCGATCAGGCCTGCCAGCACGTAGGGCGCAATGCTTCGCCGCGTATTCGTCTAACTTCACCAGCGCCCGCGGCCCGAGCTTGACCCGGACCTCTGCAGAATCAGGCCCGACAATGGGGGGGCGGCCTGCGCCCTTCCGCTTGCCTCCGCGGCTCATGCGTAGTCCCTGGGGCCTGGCCACCACCTGCCGCCGTCTGGGTCGATCACAGACCACCCGTAGTCGTTCTTCTCCGCACGCAGGTTGCTCTCGTTCATGCTTCCAGCTCCCTTGATTTCGCGGCCTGGAGCTCAGCGACGAGCCGCGCCCAGAAAACGTCTTCGTTGCTCTCGCCTGTTCCGCTGCCGACTATGGCAGCGTTGAGGGCCTGGTTTATGGCGGATTTGATTGGGTCTGTCATTACTCGTTCTCGACGACGAACAGCATAACGCCGTCGTTGGTGTAAACGTGGACGTCGCCTCGTGAGTCGCTGCGGAACCGCATGCGGACCTCGCGGCGCAGTTCGTCGCGGGCTGCGTCGTCGTTCCCGTCCCAGATTGCAGTCTCGTCCGCGGTCATGGTGTAGCTCATGGTAAGCCTTTCGTTGTTGCTTATGCCTAGATAATAGCGGCAGAATTTCAAAGACGCAAGGTAATACCGGGATTATTCTCGATTTTCGGCTGTTGGAGTTACGGGCCCCATGGCCCTGTCCAGGTGGGCAGCCTGCCGATCTACCCAGGGCTCGAGCTGGACCGACAGGATCTCAGCGAGTTCAAGCGCCTGGTATGGCCGGATCTTCCCGCGCTCTATCGCCACCTCCAGCGCAGCCTTTACTGTCCTGCGCTGCTCTCTGTCCAGCAGTGGCGGCGGTTCGCCCGGGATCGCAGAGCAGGGCGTCATTAGGATATGAGCCGTATGGCACAGCCCGCACAGCGGCCCCACTAGAACAGCCCTCCGCGAGCCTTGACGGTCAAAAACGCCGAGCCCGGTTCGGTCGACGCGTGGAGCGCCAGAATATCCGCGCTCGCTGCGTCACCTTTCGCCAGCGCCTTGACCTTCGTATTGCTTACCTTGCAGGTCTTCCGCACCAGATCGAGCAGCGGCACGCCCAAATGTCTGCTTAGCTGCGGCAGAACCGTCGGCGAGTATGTAGTGGTCTTCCGCCGGGTCGTGCGCACCGTGTGGTCCGCGTCTTCGTAGCGACCGTCTTCGATCTGGTCCTTAATTGCGACGTCCAGGTCTTTGCGCGCGAGCTCGAGCAGGCGTATATCCTGGCTCACCTGATACCGCTTGGCCACCAGGTCACCCAAGGGCAGGCCTGCGGCCCACGCTGGCGGGCTGGCGGGCTTCTCTACCACCCGCTTGAACTCAGAGCACTCCGACCGGAACGAGCACCAGGAGCACGAAGGATTCGGCGTCTCTGCGAGTTCTTCGGTCGGCGTGGCCTGGAACTCTTCGTAGAGCAGGCCTGCAGCGGCTAGCCCTTCTTCGACAACGAACGGGTCGTAGTCGATCCTGACCCGCACGCCCGAGCCTACGTAGTCGTAGATCATGGCGACGTCGTCTGAGGGCTGCGGCGGGGACCCGTTGAAGTACTCGCTGACCGCATGTTCGAGGTAAATCAGGGTCTGCGGCGCGCGGGCCAGTTCTTCGCGCTGCTGCGGCTGGCCGGTCTTGTAGTCCACGACATGGACCAGCTGCCCACCAGCAGCCGTGGTAGACAGGTCTATCCTGTCTATGATCCCGCGGCCCAGATAGGGCCCGACCTCGACGCCCGAGAACCGGACCTCTGCCAGGTCCGCGGTGGTTCGGGTGAGGTCGACAGGCGCAGCGGCTTTGAGGATCTTCCCAGCAGCCTGAACGATCGCCTTCCGGT